CAGAGGCGCTAACCTCAGTGACGCTGACCTCGGTGACGCTAACCTCAGAGGCGCTAACCTCAGAGGCGCTAACCTCAGAGGCGCTAACCTCAGAGGCGCTAACCTCAGAGGCGCTAACCTCAGTAGAACTTCATTTTGCGGTTCGATCATAGACGGTGCAAAATTAAATACATCTGATATCGGCGGGCCGGGTCACATTTTATGCGCATTAACGGATTCAGAGTGGAAGCTTATAAGGCCTAAAAGAATTAAATGAGCTTAACAAACGACCGCGCACTATCGAGTATTCAAGGCCCCTACTACGGAAGGCCAGATATAGGGACAACCGATTCGGAAACATTTATGGTCAACTGCTTGGGATGTAAAAAACGAGTACATGTGGATGATCTCGCATTGAATAAAAGATGTACTCCGGTATGTCCCGCCTGTATTAAGGGGTGCGAGTAATGGAAGAATACAGGGTGGGTGATGTAGTTTGGTCGGCGTATGCTGGCACCAAGTTAGTCAAAAAGCCATGTGACGTCTGTTTTGGTAAGTTGTCGGTTATTCTTGAGCTTGGAAACGGTGAACGAATAAAAACGGATTGTGACTATTGCGGCAATGGACATGAAGGGCCACAAGGATTCAATGAAGAATATGAATATATTACCGAGGCAACACAAAAAACGATCACTCAAATTGAGGTTACAGAAACCGGCAATAGTCGAAAGCTCAGATACCAGAGCCACACTCAAATATTAGAGAGGGATATGATATTTGATACAGAGGAAGAAGCTATTGAAAAATCAAAGCGTGCCGCGATTGAACACAATAAAGATGCGTTTGAACGTGCCGAAGGCTTGAAAGAAAATTCTTATAAAAGTTATTCGTGGCATGTCGGTTACTATCGGCGCGAAGCAAAGCGCAACCGCGAAAGTGCGGAACGCTGCGAACGAAAAGCGACTGCATGTAAGGAAAAAGCAAAAGATAAGGCGGTGAGCAATGACAACTAAATCAAGATCTATAGAAACGCATGTTTTTAAGTCTCCACACATTAATGAAGCTTTTAAGATCGAAGTAGATCAAGATGAGGTTTCCATGCTATGGGTAAGGGACTCAGATTCTATGGGCTACAGAACAAAATGTCTTCTCGCAGACATCCCCAAATCCGAAGTTATCCTCTTACTCAAAGAGATGATTGATAAGTTAGAAGGGGGTGAGTGATGGGCGAACCTATAAAGAACTGGGAATTTTGTCGAGAATGCTGGGGCTATACAGATCCCGATGGAGCCGATCCAGAACTTTGCTATGGCTGTAATTATCAGGAATACATGAGCAGCCTTTACGGCGAAGGGAAATTCTATGAATAGTTCTTTTTGTTTATCGGGGGTTCGTTCTATCCGGTTCGGATCTCCGATTTTTGGAATCATAAGATTTATTCGCGGCGATAATACTAGTTATGTCGTGTCCGGTGGGTTCTCTAAGTTGAAGCGATCCGGCCCGCGTTTTTGGAATTATATCTAGGAGGTAAGAAATGAAACGAACTCAAATATACAAATCATGTATTATTGGCAGTCTCGATGCTTAATTTTGAATGCGAAGGAACACCCGAAGAGCGCCGGGAATTAATGCTCAGGCACATAGTAGAGGAGCTTAGGCAGAGAGGCGAATCTCTACCAACCAAGAAAACAGATGTCAAATATCAGGAGGTCAAATAGATGGGTGATTTAGCAGAAAGAAAAGGCGGGGAAGTAACTACTTATGAGAGGAAGTTTACCAAAGAACAAATCGAGATGATTAAGAAAACCATAGTGCCAGCCGATGCGAGCGTATCAGAGATTAACTGGTTTCTAGGGCAGGCCAAAAGAACCGGCTTAGATCCTTTAGGAAAGCAGATTTATTTGATGCTTTTCAAAGATTCTCGAGGAAATAAAAGGCCGGTGATTCATATTGGGATTGACGGGTATCTTTTAATAGCTGATCGAACCGGGAATTATTCTGGAACAGATCCTACAGTTTATGGGCCAATGATTACAGGCAAGTATAATGATGAGGAATTCCAGTACCCTGAATGGTGCAGGGTTACAGTTAAGAAAATAACTCATGGCATAGAAGGGTCATTTCCTGTTGATTGCTACTGGGATGAATTCTATCCAGGTGGGGCGCGGGGGTTCAAGTGGAGATCATCGCCCCGCCACATGCTAGAAAAATGCACTCTAGGAAAATCACTAAGAAGGGGATTTCCCAAAGAGTATGCCGGAACCTATACCACGGCTGAGATTGACAAGATGCAAACAGAGGAAGCTAGACAGGGCGCGGATTTTATCCGTAGATTTCTGATTTCTATTCCAGAAGATGTTACGGCGCTTATGGATTCCGAGGAGATATCCCATAAGGACAGGATCAAACTTTGTAAACAGTTGAATTTCGATCTTCAAGAGATCGGCAAAGCGTTTGCCTTCTTACAACAGATCGGTGATGAGGATTTACTAACCCGACTTAAAGAGAAGGGGTTTATGAATTCGGTACTGATGGCTAAGGAAGCGGGATACGATTTAGAGAAATTGACCGCTGCGTTAGCACCATTTCAGGAGGAGAACAAAGAGTGATACCAAGTGCGAGAGATAAAAAAAGGTTACTTCGAATACTTAAGAATGTGGACACATTCGGAGACATACCTATTGTCTCAGATAATAAGTGGGCCTTAAGAAAACTAAAGCAGGCGTGGGGTTGAAATGAATAGCTACACAGTCTCACAGTTAGCTAGTGCGCATGATTGCGGAAATAGAGCTTGGGGATTAGGTCAGGGTGAGAAGATCCAGGAGAACTTCGGGCTTTTACTTGGAAGAGAGCTTGATTCTTTATTAGAGGAGTGGGCGGCTGGGCTTACAGAACTTCCCGAGGTTATGACCAAAGGGCTCCCCCCATTACACAAGATACTTAAGGCGCAACACTCATTTAACAAAGACATTGCGGGCGTGAATATTAGAGGCCGTATCGACTTCGCAACTAAGCCCGAAATCATAGACGCCAAACTAGGACCTGTTCGAGATCGGGATAGGGTTCAAATGTCGATCTATTTAAGGGCGCTGAATTTTAAGAAGGGCGTACTTGCTCAGTTTGGTTACCATAAGAAAGGCCCGGATAAATTCACCCATAAAGAGAATCATCCTCATGATGTTGTAGCTAGTGACGAACTCATTCAAAGCCTATCCGAGCGAATCGAGACGCGCGTATTGCCAGATAAAAAAATTGAGGTATGTAAGAACTGCCATTTCAAAACTACATGTCCGATCACTGTAGGTGTAAATCCGTTGACAGATAAGGCAGCTGAAATAAGGCATAAAATCGGGAAGGATATGCATGAACTTGAAGGAATCGAAAAACAGCTTAAAACGCTCCCTGCTAAGTCTTACTCGACTAAGTGGGGGTCCTATACCATATCGACCCGGAAAGTCCCGTCTATACCTCCTGACGCTCTAAAAACGCATACCGTGGAGGCTAACCCTACGATGTATTCAGCCCCTAAGCCTATTTTAGAGAAATTCAAAGAAATTGAAGGCGGGGTTACTTACAAGGAATCCAAGACCCTTAAGTGGGAACCTAAAGAGGAGAAAAGCAATGAATCTAAATGACCCCATTGAAACCCAAATAAAAGCCTATAACTATTTTGTAAAGCAACTCGCCAAGGCATTCGAGCCATTAAAAGCAATTAAAACAATTTGCAAATACTCAAGCTGATAAGACCGTGGCACTTGAAAAGAAACTATCCCGATACGAGAAGAAACGAGCAAAGAAAGCGAGGAAGAAATGATGACTAAGAAAATAGCCGTGGAACCACTATGTGATGTTTGCGGCGCTGTTCGTCCAGACAAGGGTAAGCCAGATCATTATGAATTACAGCATTCTGATAAGGCTATTTTATTGGAAATTCTGCGGGCAATAAAAAGGATTAATAAGAAAGTTTCCAAAATAACATGAAGCAAAAAGCAAGTGAATATCAATGCGTGGTGTGTAAAAAGAATCGCGCTCACACTTGGCACCATTTGATACTTCCCGGTCGTGGGATTTCGAGAAAGGAGAAAGATAATTATGCTATTCCGGTGTGCGGAGACGGCAAGCCGTGGGACAAATTTTGTCATGGCCAGTGTCAACGAAACGAGATCAGTTTACAGCTTCAGGGCTTAATACTGTTAAAATTCCAGGGCTTTGATGTGAACCTTATTTTCCAGAACTATTTATCTGTAGGGGATATTACCAAGGTATTACACGATGAGCTGGGAGAATGAGCCCTTTTTTAAGAAATACAGGAGATTCTTTGCCCATAGTCAGGCATGTCGGAGCCTCAACTTCTGCCTTCGATGCGGAAGCACCGCTGTTGATTCTGGAAAACGCGGTCAAATTAAATGTTGCGAATGCGGATTAACGATGGCATGGGATGATAGCAAATTCGGGGTGGTTAGGATTTACGGCGAACATGAGAGGCTACAACCGTCACAGGTATCGGACTTCTTTCACGCAATGCGTTTAAAAAGGATTGGTCAATTATGAGTGAATGGTGGAATTTTGGGTTTCTTATCAGGGGGCCCGACTTTAAGAACGAAGAAATTCTAGAAACATTTCAAAAAGAAATGAGGTTATTCATTATAAAATTCTCCGAAGATACTGGGCAAGATCTTAAAATTGCAAATGTCAGTTTGACGATGGGGGTTATGAAAGACGTTGTTATGGGCATTCCTTTTGATATTCAGCCAAAAACTCGAAAGGAAAAACCATGAGCCAGAAAGAACGAATACTTGAACACATGAAGAAAGGGAATTCAATCACAACTGCAAGCGCGGTGGACCTATTCAAGATTTACAGACTTTCAGAAAGGATCAGGGATCTTGAGAAGAGGGGGCACGAAATATCAAGAGAGCACATAAGAACTGAAGACGGCACGAGATTTACGGAATACTGGTTATCCGGAATCGAAGATCCGCCAAAGCCTAAATATAAACCAAAGGTTGAGATTGTACAGAATTCAGGCGACGATTTGTTCCCAAATAGAATGCCAATAGATACGGACGCGATCTAATGATTTCAGGAGGCAAGCCGCGAATAATCTACGGCAAGGGAGCCATGCTCATTGTTAAAGGAAATAAATCTGGACAGAAAGAAATAGACGCAATGCACGCTCTTCCTAAAATAGAACAGGTGGACTGGACTCAACTTATTGGTGCAGAAATCAAAATGAACGGCGTGACATTCAATATAGAGAAGTGGGAGCATCGGGGATTACGATGAGTGATGTTTAGAGAATACTTACCAAATATAGTCCTTGTACTTATTGTGGGCGCGGCTCTGGCTTTCTACGCAGTTTATGGGTTCGGCTATTTTATAGAGTGGTTATTTTAGGAGGTAACATGGACGAATATTTTAAGGACCGAAATTGCTCAAAATGTGGGAATGATTGGATTACTACGAGATACGAAAGGTCAGGATATGGCGGCGAACATATAAAGAGAAGGTGCTGTAGGTGTAATTATGTTTGGAATGAAAAATGCTTAAGCGAGAATAGCGATGAACTATTAAACAAAGGAAATAAGTCATGACAAAAATTACATGGATGTTTGCTTTATCGGGCGGTTTATTTGGAATCATTCTTGGAATATGCGGTATCTATTCACCGGCGTGGGAGTTTTGGGCCTTACTGGTTTATTACGTGGTTGCCTCAAATTATTTTTATCACACGGGGCTCAAATCATGACACCTGATATTAAAAATAGTCGATATTATAACATCAATGGGAGACCTTATTCCGAGCCCGACGTATGGAAAAAATGGGCATCCGATTATACCGATGATAACAGACGGGGTGCTCAAACATATGTTGGCTGGTTTAGAAAAATCCATATTAGACGAATATCAAGAAAGGTATTCAACAAGGAATGAAGCGCCTACAGGACACAAGAGGGCCGTCACGTTTGCTAGGCTGGGATATCTTGGAAAGATTCTATTAAAAATTAAAGGGGAGTTTTGAAATGACCGATAAATACTACTGCCCCGGATGTGATGAGTTTGTATGGGATGAGGATGAAAACTTAAGCGACGACTGCGAACACTTCAAATGCGGAGTTGAAGTAATACCGGCTGAGGAGTGGGGGTACTAGGTGAAAGAATTTATCAGATCTGGAATAAGAAGCGGCAAAACCTTATTGACACGTGGCAAACGATAGATTATGGTCTTTGGTATGGCAACGGGAGACAGTAATAGGTATTTTTTTCATCAAGAAAGTCCCCCTCCTGTTGCCAAACAAAGGGGGCTTTTTTGTTTAAGGCTCCAATTGTTGTGAGGTTGGATTCATTGTTAAACGGGATAGGGAGGCCGGTTGCATATTACCCATCAATCGCGCAAGCCCTTGGAGGAGTCAAGCGGGCCCTTTGGATTTGCCAGTTTGCCTACTGGAAAGACAAACAAAAGGACCCGGATGGGTGGATTCATAAAACAGAAGACGCCATAACCAGAGAGACCGGCCTGTCGCGACATGAGCAAAAGTCAGTAAAAAAATGGTTGCTTGAATTTAAGTTTTGCGAGATCGACAAAAGAGGCCAGCCCAGCAAGAATTACTATCTACACGACTGGAATAAACTAACAAACGAATGGGATAAGCGCCGCACTAGTCAGCCGAAAAGCGGCCCACTAGTGAGCGCAAAAGCGGCCCACCAGTCAGCCGAAAACAACGGCACTATATGTACAGAGACTACAACAGAGATTACTTCAGAGAGTACAAAGAAAGCGGCCCCTAAAAGCGGGACCGCGCCTATTCATAATCTAGCCATCTCGTGGTGTGAATATGCCAAGCTGGAAGTTAAGGAATTAATCCCCAAAGACTGGGGGGATTTACAGAAGCACCTGAAGAAAGGCGCGGATATTAAACAGTTGATAGCTTTATCCGAGGCATGTGACTGGAAGGCCAAAAAACTCGACCTAGGATATTTGTATTCCAAGAGATCTTCCCTACTTCCCAGGGTAAGGCCCGCCAATCAAAAGACATTTTTCACAGTTGAGGAAATGATGGAGAAGGACAGGCAATCAAAAACAAAGACGAACTAATGTCCCAGGAGGCAACCAATGCCGACGTATAAATTTCCACTAGAAAAACGCATTAAAATGTTTTTTGCAAGGGTTGAAAAAACGAAGACTTGTTGGAATTGGACAGGTGGAAATAATGGGATTGGATATGGTAGGTTCTGGGACGGAAACAGACAGACGATGGCTCACCGATGGTCATACGAATTCAGCATGGGAGAAATACCAGTCGGCCTATCATTGGATCATTTATGCCGAAACCCGTCATGTGTAAACCCGGAACATTTGGAACCCGTAACAATGCGAGAAAATATTATGCGTGGAACTGGAGTTACCGCACAATACGCGACGAAAACTCATTGCAAATATGGACATGAATTCAACAAAAGCAACACTCGCATTTCAAAATATAAATATGGCACTACTAGGATATGCAGGATATGCAATCGAGAATACATGAGAAAACGCAGACTGGAAAAACAGAATGCAGCTTAGGTCCCACCACGAGATTGAAAGAATAAGATCCAAACTTACGGAAGTTTTGGGGCCACTGCCAGGTCGTTTTATTAAATTCAATCATCAGGAACAAGCACTTAAAAGCAAGCCGCCGCTTTGGATACATGGGCCGTCTGGAAAAGGAAAAACAACAGTTGCCCACTTGTTAGCACTTAAAGAGCTTGATGGCGGATTAAAATTAACTTCGCCAACACCTGAGCCGTTTATGATCGGTAACCTTTGCCGACAGTTTCAAGAACGAAGCCTATCTAACAGAGATTACGAACCTAAGAATTTTCTGTATATAATTGACGATTCAGATAAGCTGAAGATGAGCGATTTTAGGGAAGAGCAATTATTTATATTCTTTGATCGCTGCTTAAAGCTCAAACGAAAACTGATAGTTACGAGCCAGAAAAACATGCGCGAATTCTCAGAAATGTTTTCAGGTGATTTCGTCGGCGCGGTCAATAGGCGGCTGGCAGCAATATTTAACGAGGTGGAATTGTGACCCTAACAAAAACATATTTGTTTTGTCCGTATGAACAAAAAGAGGTTGCAAAATCCTACGGCGCACGCTGGGACTCAGAAAAAAAACAATGGTATTTCAAGGGTAATAATTTTCCTGACGGGCTCAAGCAGTTTTTAACAGGCGATGCCGATGAATCAAAGAGGATCGCAGATGAGGTCGAAAAAAACGAGAGAGAAAGGGTCACATTGTCTTCGGCGACGGATTCGGACTTAGACATTCCTAAGCCGGATGGCTTGCAATACATGCCGTTTCAACGGGCCGGAATTGAATACGCATCTAAACTAAATTCGTGTTTGATTGCTGACGAAATGGGGCTGGGAAAAACTATTCAGGCTATAGGTTTAATAAATCTCAAGAATCTAAAAGATGTATTAATCGTCTGTCCAAAATCAGTAAAGATAAACTGGCAGCGCGAACTTGAAAAATGGCTTACACCAAAACGAACAGTTACAGTTATAAATAACGCACCAGGGTCTATAGTTAAGCATGACATTGTAATCATTAATTACGACATGGTTATAAAGTTTGAAGACTGGTTAATCGAACGACAGTGGGATATTATAATTGTTGACGAAAGCGCAAGGTTAAAAAATCCAAAGGCAAAACGATCTAAAGTGATGAAGAAAATACTTCATCATTCTGATAGAAAACTATTCTTAACTGGCACTCCGATATTAAATCGTCCAGTGGAACTATATTCACAACTTGATATGCTAGGAAGCCAACTAGGGAAAAACTGGTATCATTTTGTTACCACCTATTGCGATGCTTACCAAGATAAATTTGGATGGCGTGTCAACGGGGCGACGAACCTTGAAGAGCTTCAAATTAAACTGCGAACAGAGCTCATGATACGCAGAACCAAAGCCGACGTTCTTACAGACCTGCCTCCCAAAGCAAGGCAAATTATTGAACTAACCGGCAAATACACCACAGAAATAAACAACGAAAGGAATTATAGAAAATCTTATTTAGCTAACAAGCGAGAAATTAAAAGAGAGATGCGACGATGGAAAGAAGAAAACGAAACGAAATACAAAGATGCTGTGCAACGACTGAAAGGTATTGAACTTACTAATATTGCGGAGATATCTAAGTTAAGACATCAGATAGCCCTGGCAAAGCTACCAGAAGCCATAGAACATATTGATGAAATTCTGGAAAATGAAAACAAGATATTGGTATTTGCTCATCATCGAGACATCATAGAGGTGCTTCAAAATCATTATCATGAAAACTCAGTGGTGATTTATGGCGGGACCACCGAAGGCGATAGGCAGAAAGCTATTGATAAGTTTCAAAACGATTCTAAAGTCAATGTGTTTATAGGGAGTATCACCGCCGCCGGAATAGGGATTACTTTGACGGCTGCGTCGGTCGTAGTTTTTGTAGAGCTTGATTGGACACCGGCAAATATAAGCCAATGCGAAGACAGGGCGCACCGAATAGGCCAAAAGAAAATGGTGCTTGTTCATCATCTTGTTGTTCCCAGAAGCCTTGATGGGAAAATGGTCAAAATGCTGGTGAGAAAACAAAATATTTTAGATCGAACGCTAGATAAAAACAAACTGCTTGGTGTGGAATCATGAGACCCGTCGGCGAATTTCTCCACTCAGAATTTAGAGAACCCAGTACAGAGGCGGCGGCATTATTCAAAAGGCTCACCGCTAAAAGTAAAGAACGAGAAGAGATAGAACGAACCCCCGACATCAAACTAATAAAACTATGCTGTATGAGTTGCGGCGTAGAAAACGAATTCAAAGAAGTTAACGAAGAGTCAAAAGAAATATGCAGGAATTGCAATAAGCCGATCTTTCATACGACTGAGGATGAGAAATGACAGAAAATATAGCCTGTAAATATGGTATTGAACTACACATAGCAACCGAAAGAGAAAAGATACTACTCGAAGCAATTGTATATCACATGCAGTTAATTAGCTTGGGAGCTGGGCGTAAGTTAAACGACGCCATTGGCAAATTTAATAAATTGGATGGTGAGGCAGCTGAGCTATTAAGGTTATCTGAGATAGGTAAGCGATATGAAGAGTCTGACGGAATGATACCGTTCAAGATACTTGGCGAGAACCCTAAAGGAAAAATTAACATTGGCGACGATCAAATAAGATGAAAACAAAAGATGAGTTGATAAAAGAACGAATAGGAATTTGTAGGAAATGCGATAAGCCAATATTTGGAGATACAAAAACATGAGTGATTATAAATCCACAGCATCGGCCGGTATTAGTCTCGAAACATTGTTAGGCGTGGTCTTTATTGTATTAAAATTGACAGGAAATATTGACTGGTCATGGATATGGGTCCTATCACCATTCTGGATGCCGATAGCGGTATTTCTGACAGTCATTACGTTCACTGGAATAGTTGTTTTGATCGGATTAATTCTGGCAAACAAGGCGTAATGGTTAAACAACCCAAATCACTTATAAGAGAGCGGCCGGGAAAATTTAGAAATGTGATGCGTGGTTATTTCAGCATAGGCGGCAAGAAAATATTCTTTAGAAGCAAATGGGAAGCTAACTATGCGCTATACCTAAATCTACTGAAGAAAAATGGCGACATCAAAAAATGGGAATATGAGGCTGATGTGTTCATATTCCATGAAATTAAATTTGGCACAAGAAGCTATAAACCTGATTTCAAGATAACCAAACGGGATGGATCAATTTATTATGATGAAGTTAAGGGGTGGATGACTCAGAAAAGCAAAACACAATTAAAAAGAATGGCGAAATATTATCCGAATATAAAGTTAAATATTGTAGGCAGGAAGGAATACACTGAGATTAAAAATAAACTTGGAAAAGTATTGAGGTTTTTCTAATGAAGACTAAGAAATCAAAGAAAGGAAAGGTGAAAGAAGCCGGGCTCAAACCTAAAGAGTCGCTAAAGTTTGCCATGTCAGAAATAAATAAAATGTTTGGAGAAGGATCACTAATGAGATTAGGAGATAGCAAGAGAGTAAAATCGCCATCATTATCTACCGGTACGATCGGGCTTGACATGGCTACAGGAATTGGAGGGATACCCATAGGAAGAATTACAGAGATGTATGGCCCGGAATCTGGGGGGAAAACCACGCTTGCACTTCAGATAGTGGCAGGGTGTCAGAAACAAAATGGAACTGTAGCTTACATAGATTCGGAACACGCCTTGGATATTGACTACGCTAAAAAGCTAGGAGTGGATATTGATAATCTGCTTTGCTCACAACCTGAGACAGCAGAAGAAACTTTAGAAATCGTTGATAGGCTAGTTAAGTCGGGAGCAGTTAAGTTAATCATAGTTGATTCGGTAGGCGGCATGTGTTCACGTGCTGAGTTAGAAGGAACGATGGGGCAATCACACGTAGGATTATTGGCGAGATTAATGTCTCAGGCCTTGCGTAAACTTGCATCGGCGGTCCATAAGAAAGGCGTGGCATTAATATTTATTAACCAGATCCGGATGAGAATTAATATGGGGCCATACGGCGGCAATCCAGAAACTACGCCGGGGGGCCTTGCTCTTAGATTCTACGCATCTATACGGATGGACATTCGGAGAATCGGCAAGATTGAAAAAGATGAAAATGTGATAGGGGCACGTGTCAGGATCAAAGTCGTTAAGAACAAAATGAGCCCACCGTTTAAGCAGACAGAATTAGATTTAATTTATGGCGAAGGCTTTTCGAGAGACAATAGTTTATTAGAGACGGCATTAAACGCGGGGGTGATTACCTTGGCGGGTTCATGGTATAAGTGGGAAGATACTAAGCTCGGACAGGGCAAGACTTCAGCTGGTGAGAATCTAAGAAAACACGAGAGCGCCATAGTTGAGGCGATAAATAAATCTAATGACCAACAAAACACTACAGGACATGGAGAGATCAAATGACAGGCGGTAAATACTATGAGTTTTTCAAGATCGAAAATGAAAAGATGGAAAAGATGTCAGATAATATGTGTGAAGCGGCAAATGCCTTTGGTTTTTTAAAGAAAGAACGGGATGAGCTACAAAAGGAACTAAAGCGCCATAAGGAGGCATTAGAATATGTATTCGCTCGGGCGGAACTAGCAAAACTCCACGCTAAAACTGATGCGGCCCATGAATACCTCGTTCAAATTAGAGAGAAAGAGGAGGCACTCAAAAAGGGTGAGGCTATACTTAATGACTAATAATAAATCCAGCGGAACCCCGCTAATCCCGAGGAGGGGATAGACATGCAACTTAACCAAATGGCAAAAGAGATGGAAAACCTTGGAAACCCTCCACTTCATACGTCAGAGGAATATGAACGAATATTTCTAGAAGAATTTATTGAGTTGGGACCGAATCAATACCAGAATAAACGGACCAAACTTTGTTACGGTAAAAAAAGAGCAATGAAAAACTTAAAGCGCCGTGCGGTAACAAAATATCTAAAGTCGGTGGGGAGATATGAAAAATCTCCACGTGCTAAACCTACTCCAAGATGGCCATTTACGGTGACAGACGATGATTGAATCATGACCCCACCCCAAACACCGAAGCCCCTTACTGAGAAGGAACTGAAGCGCATGGAGTCTCTTCTAGGGAAGGCTACGCCGAAATGGTGTGCCGAAAAACATGGATGGGGCTGGACACTAGTGGGTATTTTCCTAGGCGTAACGCACCGGCCCATGATTGCCACGGCGAAATTTGACCAAGTAGCACTAAAAGAAACACATGACCGACAATGGGCTGATGCTCAACTCATGGAAGCCCTCCGAAACAACGCCGAATCCATGATAGCCGAAATCAAGCGACTCCGTTCGGGGCCTAGTGAGGTGAAGATACTCAGGGATGGGCTTGAGGAAATATTTAACAGGGCTCACGAGAATAGAATAAAACATGAGAATGGTGACATATATTCAACGGAAGGAATTATAGCAAGAGACTCCCTCAAACAAGCCGACGCAGTAAAGGGCGGGTCGGTTATCACCCATACGAATTCCCACGGTTTAATAAATACTGAAAAAATGAAGCGAGAACAGGACGGACCTAGTGCGAAAAGATATAGATTTGCTCTTGAACAGATACAAAACGAGGCGGGGCAGGGTGCTGGTAGTAAGGAGTTGTCCGGTATTGCCCATAATGCTATTTGGGAAGCCGACGCCGCAAAAGGGATAGAATGACAGAGCGAATCAAGATATAATGGTGAGTCCGAAATAGGAGGTAAACCATGTTTGAATTAATAGCTGTAGTCGGTCTTTTAATCGGCGGCATTTGTATTGGAACGAGATGGGGCGAAGATATCCCATTAATTAATAAGCTTTCTAAGTGAAGAATTTCAAATGGGCATTGATTGGCCTTGCAGTAATCGGGCTGATAGTTTTTGCAGTTACAAACTGGGAGGCGGCTAAGTTAATAGTTTTAGGCCTTTTAGGCCTTTTAGGTTTAGGTGGAGGGGCGGCTGCTCTCAAAGCTAAGAAAAAGAAACACCAAGGGGCCATCAAAAAAACAAATAAAAAAAAGGAGAAAACATTACGTGATATCGCGAAGCCTACTGATTTTAAGTCTCGTATTAGCAACCGTAATAAACGCGCAAGAAAACGAAAATAATATAATTGAGTTTGAGCTAATCGAGAAAGGCGAGGCCGTACCTTATGATGCCGCTATTCTCGATGAAGTTGAATTCAAGAGATATGAAACAAACGAGACCTTAGCCAAAGCGTGTTTCGATAATGAAGTTCATCTTAAAGGAATAATCGAAGTAGATAAAAAGTTACGCAAGATTGCCAAGATTACAACTGGGCTAATAGTGATGGGTGGAATTAAAAATCTGGTAGGCTTGGGCATGTATCTTTCCAATGTGAAAGAATTCAAAAAGTGGGGCGCTGGGTTAATGGTTTTGGGGTCTGTAGAGATTAGTATAGGGTTGGCTATCTAATGACACAGAAAGAGTTTGAGAAATATCCTAATTTCATACAGGCCATGGTAAACCTTAAAATGATGGTGGCCGGTGCTGGTTTACAGGATATTAAGAAAATCCACTACACAGAAAACGACCTGAGAATAGAACCGTATGAGTAACGGAATAAGAGTTGAAGCGCCGATAAACCGATCCATAAAAGTAATGGCTCCAATCAGTCGAGCTATGAAAGTGTTGGCTCCAATTAACCGAAAGATATTTGTAAGCTCTGAAATGTCAGTACCAACTTTCGCTCCTAATATTCCGCCTACCGGGACGCTTGCTTTGAACTCGATAGTAACGCCTACAGATCCGGGCGAAGTATTATTTGATTACACAACTTCCGACCCTGACGGGATCGTAGTAAAAATAGAATTACTTAGAAAGGAATCTTTAGAACCTAGTTTTATAGAAGTGGCAGAAATATTAAGCCCTGGTGCATCTGGACAGATAACCGACTTAGCAGTACCCGACGGAACATATGAATATAAATTACTAATCACTGACGATGACGGCGATACTGGAGAATCAAATGTAGTTGCGGGCGTAGTAATTAATCCCACAGTACCGGCGATTATTACTTGGGCTGGCATAGCTAATCAAAACCTAGCTGTTGACGCGGCGGTAATTCCTGGAACGAATGGATTTATGAAAGTTTTTCTAGCAGGGACTTCAACGGCCAGGATCGAAAGTGAAAAGCTGGAGCTGATAAATCCGGCTACTCAAAACAGCCTAACGAATTATGCGACCGCTCATCATACTCAAGATCTGAATACCATTCGGACTGGCGGTGCGGCTGGAACATGGTTCTTGAGGTGGAAGATCAGGGTTTCTAATGGTATCGGTGGAGTCTCGCCGTTTCCTTTAATTCTCGGAAGGCTGGCAACGGCGGCTGACGTCACCAGTCCGTTTCCGGCTAACGAGTTTACGGTATGGTGTGATTTTGTCGGCACGAGTGAAGATTTTTTCGCTCTTCGATATCAAAATCTATCAGCCGCTTTCACTACGGCGGGAAGCGTAAATAAGGGAGCTGGATTCATGATCACAGAGCGGGTTTACGAACTGGAGAAAACCGCAACTCAATATATCTGGCGCATAGACGTAGGCGGGTTACTATCAGTAATTACGGTCAATATCTCCCTCGTCAATCAGCCGGTATCTGAGTTTATACATTTCGGACATATCACAGGTGGATTCAATGAAAGAAATGATGCTACGACTACGAAAATCATGGATGATATCGAGCTTTTATAATGGCTGATGAAACAAGATTATTTTCCGGGGCTGATGAAATTGAGATTTACCCAGAATGCAAGGTGTTTAATACCTTTGGCGAGATTGATGTTCTAGTGAATATTGATCCGAATAATTCGAGTCAATTCGCGGTGACCATGGATTCGACAAGATGGCCTGGTCAGGAGTCAAACTATGTAGCCCCGAAGTATCCCCCAGTGGTATAATAAAGCAATGGCAAAACAGTTAAAAAGAATTCTTGAAATAGGAGATATGTACTTCGTTTTGCCTGATAAGTTTGAAGGCTCATTCCCTGACGCACTACGATTACTTGCTGATTACTTAGAAACTCCAACTAAAAAACTCAAGAAAGGAAATGGGGCTAAGTTCTGTTCTCATACAATATGGGATGAATTCTTGAAAACAGTTAAGGCCGGTGGCAAAACTCTAGGACGAAAAAGGCTATTAATGTGGGACACAAAGAAAAAGAAATGGGTAAATATTCATAAGAATTCAAACAAGGGAATAAAGTTTAAGAAGGCAAAAAGATGATTGACAAGCTGGAATTATTCAAGGATTCATTTGGTCAGGAAATAACAGTAGTATTGATCGCCGACGATTCTAACGAAACTATTAACGACTCCACTTCATTCGAAATCCGCATAGAGAAACCAGACGATACAATTATTGTACGGACTACTGGAATAACCAAGGTAGATTCTAAGAGTGTAAAATATTCAACCGAAGCTACAGAAACGGATTTAACAGGGTCTTATAAAGTCAATGTAACTTTCAAGAAATCCGCAGACGCATCTATTCCGGGAAGGACTTTTATTTACCACATTGTGCCATTATTTTCAGGCCAAGGCGATTTCCGCAGAGGCAAAACTTTACTAACAGGAGCTACCACATGAGAGAAATATTGAAAAATGCCTTCGCATGGGCGAAGGAACTTAAAGAAGCGGAATGGGAACTTATTGAAAAAACAGAGTCGGGAAGAAAGATCGACCCGGTAGACGGCCTAGCATGGAAAGATCCAAAGGAGGGCAAGCTGTATGATATGAAAAACGCATATCTGAGAATGAAACATCCGATAGATACCAAGCCTGCAAAGAAACCAGATCCTAAAAAACCAGAGAAGATAGAGGGGAATAAAAACAAGTGAGAACGGCCAAGGTTTTAATTAAATCATCCGACTATACTCAGGAAGAAATACAAGCCTTTAACGAAAAGAGATTTCAAGTTACTGAATTCTGCTTATCATGTATGAAGTTTCATGGACGTATAACACCAAGGAAAAAACTTGAAACTGTCTGACCTATTAAACGAATTAGAACAAGATGCTAAAGATGATTCAAGGGCCGCGCTTACAAAAAATCAAGGAAGCAAGATGCGTAAGAAGCTGGAGAATCGCGCAGAAGGCGTGATATACACAGTTGAGAAGATAAAGCACATAATGAAACGAGAGATACTTATTAAGATGGTGGCGAAATGAAGTTTAGAAAGAAGCCAGTGGTAATTGATGCGTTTCAGTGGACGAATGACCCTGACGGAAAGCAAGAGCCGCAGTGGTTTTTGGACGAGCTTAATGCCGGCGAGCAAATAGATGGTCATCTTCGTGTAGTAACCAAGGACGGCAAGTTGAAGGTTAGAATCACAACACTTGAAGGCGTGATGTTTGCAGACTCAGGCGATTACATTATCAAAGGAATCAAAAACGAAATTTACCCCTGTAAGCCTGACATATTCGAAGCGACATACGATCGGGCATGACAAGAAAACGATTTGAATCTTTGAATCATGATCAACTCATGGCGCTTATATGGCTATGTGGTGAACATAGCTGCACACCTAAGGATATTGGAGACATTGAAATTAAACATAAGCGAAGTTTTGTATGGTCATGGAAATTCCCTTTCTTGAAAGTCATAAAAGATACAGACGTGCCGGTGACATGGATCCGGCAATTAAAATTAGCCACTATCGAAATCCGTCCTTCGATCTAATGCCTAACCTTGCACCTGTGAAATTCATGCCAGGAGATCATTATGGCAAGTCAGAAAATTACTACGATCCAAAATCTACCGGCTCAAATAAATGCTGCATATGCGAGAGTCCAATCAAAGGAGCGACAAAGAAAAACGACGGTAAATGTCCTAACCCCGACTGCTCCAGAGATTCATTCTTCAAAGAAACTCATAGGATGCTAGAGGAAGGGAGATGGGATAAATTCGTGAGATCGACATCATGACAGGCATTGAACTATTAGGAGATAAGCTAAAGGCCTTTATTTATCATCCCCACCCAACACCTAACGAAAGACTAGACGCAGAAAAGACACTAAATGAAATACTCCACATATCAGATCGTCTTGGTGTGGTTACAAAATCCTAGTACACTATAATAGAGAACAATTATCCGGCCATACGCGATACTCTAAGAACTCAAGACCCTGATAATTGGACAGAACCCGAGGACACCAAAGTCACCACAGTCAACATCATGTATCTAAACATCGGGCCGCCCGGCTGGAAGAGGGACGGGAAGCGGATAATTAATGGGAAGCATAAGCTGAAATGATCATAGATCGTAAGTTCATTGGGGGGATGTGCTTTGGTGTGCTCTTATATTATTGTGGCATCGAGGTATGGGCGTGGCAATTCTGGGCCATTGTCGGATATGTTTTTATTGTAAAGCCGATCATAGATCATTGGAATGATATAAACCCATGGAGAGATAAATGATTGCAGAACAGATCGATAAAAAAAGCCGCATATATAAGCTCTACAGGTTATTAGGGCCATTGACGCCACCCCATAGATAAGTAAACTAGAAGCATGACCTGTGTAAGTCTCTCCCAAAACTCTCCCATTAAATCCAATCTCAGAAATCTTACACAGGTTTCGATTTGTCCACGTACGGATATGACAGGCAGGAAAGACTGCCACTATTTAACTGGAGGTATTTAAGATGGAACAAATAATTGAGCAGATAAGGCAGATAACGCCTGAGTTAATAGATCAGACGATTGAGTATTACACGAGCATACTACAATTCTGGGCCATAGCATTCACATGCTTATTTATCATTTCGATAGTCGCAGGGATTATTGGAATAAAAAAAGAATGGGGCGGCGATGGAGTTGCAGGGGCTTTGATTATGTTCTTAGGCGGCCTATTTTCGTTTATCGGTATGGCTGCATCTTTTACAGAGCTATATAAGATCAACACGGCCCCGTATCTTTTTGTATTAGATAACTTGGTGAAATAGGAGGTATGATGTGAATTACGGTTATATGCTCAAATATTTAACAGGAGAGAGAATGAGTAAAATCGATGAGGACAAACAATGCCATACTATAGTTATCTAAAGGCGGTAGCCTGTAAGATGGACACCAATACAAGAGTTAAGCCCATTTGCTCTATACTCCACCTCAGCAAGGAAAACATCAAAAAGCGGTTCCCTAATAAAATAAAAGCTAGATACCCATGTAAGGGCAAAGGAAAGAGCAAGTGAAAGAGCAAGTGAAAGGCTTCATAGTATGCGCATTGGTAGGTACGATCGTAGCGGCGGTACTTGTTTGGGCAGTTAGTTAATGACCAAAGAAGTAGATATTCTGAGAATTGCGCTTGAGGGAATATCAACTTGCAAAAGATGTGAACTGTGTGCCCGTTCTGCCACAGACGGCCTAAAGGAAGCCAACGGGGTAAGGGATGAGCACGAAGGGACTTTTGAGGCGCCATTGTCATCATTGTTATAAATTCAGGTGGGGGGTTTATTGTCGATGGACAGGGCCTGAATCTTGGATATATGTGATACATGTGAGAAATCCAAGGACACGGAATGACACCTAGAGAGAAGATATGAGCCCCACCAATGGAGTTAACCGAAAACATGAGAACGCAAAGCGAGTTCTAGTAAAATTACGGCCTGACGACACGTCGGAACCTGTTCAATGTCAGATTATAATCCAAGGCACACAATGCACTAACTATCTCACTGTATATAAGAATGACCACTGCCTAAACACTGAGAGAAAGACTTGCGACAACGGCCACGTCGCATATATTTGGTTTTCGCCTCAGAACGATACATATCTGGTATCATCTTCCACGTGATCCACCACACTAACGGAATGAGTAAGGCAATATGCCAGACGTGTAAGTTTGGGAACTGGTACGATACGGCGCATGTACAACGGATTTACCTCAAAAGAGAATGGGGATTTATTCCTACTAAGGTCGAATGCGGCGGATGTGAAAAAGTAACTGTTAAGATAAATGATCAAGAGAAATGCGAATGGCATAGAATCGGCGAAGCGATAGAGCGTGAGGCTTTAGCTTAATGGCAAATAAAAAAGATGAATTCATGGGGGCTATGGCAGACTGGCTTTTAGCAGACGAACCAATAATGTGTCAAAATAAAGAATGCCGTAGTGTTCATACACATATGCTTATAGATCTTCAAATTAATGGTCAGGATATTCAAGTTAAGGCCGTATGGGGCCCCGGTGATGGGCGGTATTTAATTTCAAGATATCAGGAAGATGATAGTTCCGTTGGAGCCACATAAAAACATGATTGACTACGAAAATCTTAAACATTTGCTTGGATGGAAGCACCCTAAAGAAAAGTGGGAGGGACTTTATATGGGTGAGAAGGATGATATAATGGCCGATAGAGGAGAAAAACAGGAGAGTGAGCATCTCAACTATTATCTCATCGAATTAATATGTGCCCTTATAAATGATGCCCATGAACTTGTTGCACGTGCAGAGATGACAGAAAAACCAAGAACTGGAAGGTTCAAACTTTCTAAAAGAAAGAATAATTCAACAAATTCAACAAAAAAGTGACAAAAAAGGCTCAGATCAATGATGTTATTTCGTCTTTAGAGAATGGCTCATCAATCACCGACGCTTGTATAGTTGCTAACATTGATCGAGGAACGTTTTACAACAAGTTAGAGAAGGATGTTAAGTTTAAAAGAAAAATAGAATTGGCAAGAATCAAATACAAGGAATCCCACGTTGAAAATATAGAAAATGCATCCAATAAATCTTGGCCCGCATCAGCATGGTTACTTGAACGAAAATACCCGGCAGAGTTTGGCCAGCGCAGAGCAGAACCGGATAAGACAATCACCTTCAATATTCTGTATTTAAGGAATCTTAGAAAACCGAACGGAAAAGCACCAAAGCAGATAACTAATGGACGGCATAAACTGAAAGGCTAGAATGTCCGTAATCCTTAAGGAGATAGATCACGATCTAAAGGGAAAACAACTGCTTGTTAGCGACCTCCTAGTTGATCCTGATATTTTAGAGGTAGCCTTAGATGGCGCACGTGATTCAGGGAAGACATGGATTATATTGAAATTCATAATTTCCATACTTGGCCAGTTTGCTGGAGCCCGCGCACTCACTACCAGGTTTCGCCATACGGATTGCGAAACCGCACTATGGAGACAATCTCTATGTGACATTCTTAAGAAAGATGTCGGTCCGCCTGGAAGAGGATATAAAATTAACTGGGGCTCACCTTTAATCTGTAGATTCGATAACGGATCAGAGATATACGGGACCGGACTGGATAACAAGGAACGCGCTGAGAAATCACTCGGCGGGAAATATTGTATCATCTTTAATAACGAAGCCTCGCAGATTAGTTATGACTCATACCAGACTGTAAAAGGGTCGCTCCAGCAGGAAGTGCCTGGCTTCTCTAACAAGAGCATACTTGACTGGAACCCACGCACTAAAAAGACATGGCAGTACCAGAGATTTGTTTTGAGGAAGGATGAGGAAGGAAATGCGATACGAGATAAGAGCATAGCACGTGTAGGGCCGTGGCTCCCTACAGATAACCCGAGCATGACGCCGCAAAGAATTAAGATATTATCGAGCTTAACCGGCACGGCGCGACAGAGATTCTTTAAGGGGGAATATGTAGAAGATACCGGGCTTATGTATCCGGAATTTGAAAGCGCGGTAGTACCTGATTTTGATATACCAGATGAATGGGAAAAATCCGCCGTCGTAGACTTTGGATATGAGAACCCATTCTGCGTTCATTGGTGGGCGCACGATAAGACAAACGAAACTTTTTACCTGTTCGATGAATACTATGTGGCTAAGAAGATAGTTGAGGATCATTGTAAGATCCTAAAGCCTAAGTTTGAGCAGAGGCGGCCAACATCAGTAATATGTGACCACAATGCTGAAGACCGTCGGACCATGGAGAGGCATCTTCGTATTGTGACAAGGGCTGCGATCAAAAGAGATAAGGCCCATTCCTTTGATCTTGTTAGAGGTTTCCTATCTGCAAAGAAAGGTATAAAATTTAGGATATTCGAGTCTATGGTATATGCGCGGGAGGAAGCTAGTGGTTATGAGAAAAGACCAGGAAAGGAATATAAGAACGCGCCCGAGGAAGCTAACGAAGTGAATAATCATGCGATGGATAACATAGCTTATTTTTCAAGATCGGTTGAAAAGAAATTTTTAAAAATGCCGACATGGTCTTTCTAAATGGCTGAAATAGAAACCAAATCCGCACACACTAACGGAAGGCGCGAAGTTATATCAGCCGTAGGTGATGTTGCGGATAAGTTTTTGGAGCTAGGTAAGACCGGATTAAGAGAGCAAGGCGGCCAGATATTCGAGGAGTTTATTCGTGAGCTAGATTCACCGCGTAAGTATCAACTCTTTAAGGAGATGTCGGAGAACTCATCTCCAGTCGCGTCTTCACTATCGGCAATATTAATGCTTACACGTCAGGCGAGTTGGAGAACGGAAGCCGCCGATACATCTGCACAAGCTAAGAAGGACGCTGAATTTCTGAAAGGCGCTATGGATGATATGTCAGAGCCTTGGATAGATTTGGTAGATGGTGGTATGCGCGGCATGTTAATAAACGGCTGGAACGCTAACGAACTCGTATACAAAAGGCGGCAAGGTAAACAACCTGGAGAAGATGAAGACGGTAACCAGCTTCCTAAGAGTCAGTTCAAAGATAATCTAATAGGCTGGAGAAAGATTCCTATAAGACATCCAGAAACTTTATGGAAATGGGAACTTGATAATCATGGCGCGATAAAAGGACTTCATCAGCAGGTTTTATTTCAGGGTGGTGGGCAAGTATTTATCCCGGTAGAGAAACTTGTATTATTCAGGACGACGGCCTTCAAAGGGAACCCCGAGGGATTAAGTGCGTTGAGACCGGCTTATCCTTCGTGGGTATATTACAAACAGATACAGAAAATATTAGTCATAGGTGTTGAGCGGGATCTCACTGGCTTGCCGGTGATGTGGGTTGACGCGGCTTTGTTTGATAAAGATGCGCCTGCGCGCATTAAAGAATCCCTAGAAAAAGCTAAAGAAATAGTTCGTAAGACGAAACGCGATGAGCAAGAAGGTTTAGTTCTGCCTAGCGCATATGATGAGAACGGAAATCAGCTTGTGAAGTTTGACCTTATATCATCCGGGGGGAAAAGACAGTTTGATGTAGTGAATGTATTAAAGTTCTACAGGCAGGAAATCTATAACACTTTCATGGCGAACTTTTTAATATTAGGAGAGGATAAGTCAGGTTCGTTTTCCTTGTCTTCGAACATGACCAAACTATTCGCGATGGCCGTGGGTGGATACATGGATATATTCACCGAGGTTATGAATAGGTTCGCAGTCCCTAGACTATTCGAGATAAACGGATTTCAGAGAGAAGCGCTACCGAGAATAGAACACGGCGACATTGAAACCAAAGACGCGATAGCAAGCGTAGACGCATTAACTAAAATGGCTCTTGCGGGATTTGAAGGCGTCGGAACCAAGGAACAAGTCGATGTGATTCTTGAAAATGTTGGATTGCCAGCGTCTAAAGAACCTGCTGAGCTTTAATGGCATCTTTACCAACACACCAACCAGATGTAAAAATAACTGTTCCTATGGAGTTTTGCCTCACTATAGATAATGCGACGGCGGAAAGAATAAATAGTGGCGAAATATCCAAAGCTGATCTTTCACAAGAGATTAGCTATAAACTTAATTCTGTAATTCGTAGTGTTCTAGCAAGCCTAACATCCCCTGAGTTCAAAGATAGAATTGTATCTGCGTGTTGGGCTAAGATTCACGCTCCTAAATAAATGCCCTTAGAAATAATTCAAAAACAGATACGAACTGAGACGGCGATACTCCGACAGCTTGAACGCAAGTTAAGGCCACAGGCTAGACGCGAACTCCAAAAGACCATAGAAAGATTCCAAGATCAATTAAGTATCAAGGCTATAGCGGAAGCATTCGATACCGGCGGGCCGAATGCAGTTGAAGCATTGATTGACTTCGACGACTTGAATGAGAAGACGCGGGCAAGCATGACTCCTGTGTACGCGGCTGGGGTTGCACTTGGAATTAAAAGACTCGCACCTTCTTTTAGGAAATCATTACGCGGCGCAATTCCTGGACTTAGGAAAGTAAACATTCCTATAAGCACTAACACGGCATCAATTAGAAGATTCACCCAGCAGGGAGTAAGTAGCTTGATAACTTCGATAGATTCAACTAATAGACGCGCTGTTAGGCAGATTGCATTACAGGCCGTTCAAAGGGGAGATGCGCCAAGGGATGCTGCTAAATTAATTAGAAGATCAGTCGGCCTAAGACATGGTCAAGTGAATTCAATTGATAAATTCAAAGCTAAATTAAAAGAGCAAGGCGTGGTCGGCACGAGGCAGGATAAACTAGTGGATAACTTCTCACGCCGGAAAATTAGAGAAAGATCAACACTGATAGCCAATACGGAGATGAGCAAGGTAACCTCTCAGGCCCAACTTGCCATGGCCGATCAGGTAGCAGAACAGGGATTGGTTGCGCGTGATAAAATGTTTAAGCAATGGATTACGACTCCAGGGACGCCAGATGACGACTGCGACGCCGCCGACGGGCAAACAGTGAGACTTGATGAGCTGTTTGACCTTGGAGAGTTCGGCGCGTTCTCTGCTCCTCCAAGTCATCCGAATTGCTTGTGTGAGATTGCATTTCTTGTGAAGGAATAATATTATTAGACATGGGAGACGTCTTCATTTCATTACCACTTAGTGTGCTCCAATCTCTACCCGTTTTCGATTGTATGGGGCCGGGGTGATACCCGGCCTCATCAGTCGTTTGAAATAATGAATACATCAAGCGATATCGAGAACTTTACCTTGTATGAATATGATCACAACTTGGGAGTAGTCACATTGAATGAGAATATTGAAGAGCAGAAAAACATGGCGGCGTATAAAAGGATTGCTTCTCAGCTTGATCCTCAAGATTTTCCAGACGAATGAACAAAACCAAAATACATTCCATCATAGAGAATGAGCTAATGGTGAGGGCCGACATATACAAGCGGCTGATATCCAAAGCTTTACGAACTACGAATTTAGAGGCCGGGAAAATGCATCTTGAGTATGTATTTCATTTAGCAGAGAGCAGGATTAAGAGTAAACACGAATGCAGCCCCATGGTTGCGATAGGTAATTATTCAAGCAATACCAAGATAGGCGGGATTACTTTTCAGGTGTGTTACTGCCACCGCCACGCAGTAGATTTTGTAGGCATGATATTAGATAACCACATAAGAAACTCAAATAGGTTAGGTGGGAATAGTGCTAATAACTAAATCCCGATCATCAGAGAATATAGTGAGATCGCACGAACGACATTTTAGGAAGCATCTTAAAGAAGGAGAAAATGGACCTGTTTATGATCCGCCTAAAATCCCACCCACCAACGATTTATTTGAAGTGGATTTCGGAGAAGGAAACTGGAAGAAATTCGATTATGCTATATTTAGAAGTTGGTCAGCGGCCCGAAGGATAAACAGAAAGATATATAGCGGGCGCACTTATTACACGTTATCGACAAGGGTATCACGGCCTACGGAGTTGTCACATGCCAAGTACTGAATACCTCTCCAAGCTAGTAGAGCAGGCAAAGTCTTTTCTTCCGGCGCATCTATTTAAGCAGTTAGTGTTTTATGCGCGGGCTCATGCCGGGGGGAAGGCGAAAGCCCGCAACAGAAAGAATGAAGAGAGAGAAATAATTGAGGCGGCATTATCACAAATAGAAAAATCCACAGCTATTTTGAAGTGTCATTTTGGGGACGGAGTAATTAAGAAGGTTTCTCGTTTCATTAAACAAAAAGCATCTGATGTGCATTGTGATATTCTTTCTAAAATGTTTTCTGACGATACTGTAAAATCAGATATATGTCCGTTCAAGTTAATGAGTGCACTTGTGAGCATAGTTTATTCTAATAACGATAATATTCTTGAGTTATTCGCTGGCAAAGGGGTATTATCTAAGGTATATAATGACTATGGTTTTGATACTACTAAAGTCGATAAAGAGGGTTTTAATAAATCTCATAAAATGTCAGCCCTAAAATTCATAAAAGATAATGATATTTCTAAATTTGGCATTATTGATTTTGATGATTACGGAATGCCAACAGAAGAAGTGCGCAGCATGTTAGAGTTACATACTAGCACTTCGCGGATAATTAGATTCACATTTGGTTTTGATACAAGGTTGGGACCTTTGTCATCTGAAGGTATATTTGGATTAAAATCAAAAACACCGCTTATATCTGGTGGGGCACATTGGACGCACGCTGTCGATTATGTCATGAAAGGCATTAATACTTTAATAAAATCCGCAGGAAAAAAAAGCACTATACTATATTTGGGAAGAAAAATATCATACCCTCGAAAAGGTCAAGCGGTTTATGGGACAGCCCTTGTCAGCTAGGAAATTCTTTCCAATAAACGCCATCAAGAATAGCTTTTTCGTGACCACGCTTGTTTGGATGACCGCCTAATTGTTTAAGAAAAAGAGCGGTCTTTGTTTGTTTTGTTTGATTGCGTATTTCTCTAGCCCAATTCAGATCCATAGGCCTGCACCTGGGGCCGCTTTCGCCTCCAATGATAATCCAATCGAATTTAGAAAAATCATATTTGATAGGTCCAATCAAAGGCTCGGCGCTCACAAATCTAGAATAAGCTGGGATATCTTTAAGGATATTGAGTCTAGTAGTATTTTTTTGATTTTCGCAGGTGACGCCCAACCAAACGTTTTTATAACCGTCTTCCCAGTCATCCGGCAAAAATCTACCAAAGTTTTCAGGCCTCTTGGTGAGCATCAACCATATCAAATTATGCGTCGTCCTAATCAGGCGCCACAGCTTTTCCCTTTCATGGGGAGGGGCTTGGCTATCAAAAACATCAGCCATCGACGCACAAAAGACTTTGACTTTAATTCCTTTTTCACCGGCATCTTTATCCCATATCAACGGTTGAGACCAATGTTTGTCACCAAAAACTCGTTTATCTCCGTTCCAGAGATTATGTCCCCATCTCTTTGCAAGGCTTTCGGCGTAACAATGTTGGCAACCTTCGCTTACCTTTTGACAACCCCACCAAGGATTAAAGGTGTTATCAGTCCATTCGATCTGGCTAGATTTCATATAACAACTTCACTAACAAAAAGGCTATCATGATAGCTGAATTCAGTCAAGACGTAACGGGTATCATAAACGCGCTCAAATCGCGCGTGAAGAATACAATTTCACTAGACCTCCTCGCGGAAGCTGAGGAGGTTTTTAGAAATAATACTGTTAAGGACGGGAATATTATAAAGGCAGCGTTTGGTGTAGTCGAGAAAGGATTTATAAACGGCGACCCCGAGGTAGGCGTCCATCCCCATAGCCTTCTAAGAAATCAAAATAAAACCATGCAGGACGGACCACACTTGCATTTCTGGGTCATGTCTAATGGCGAGGTAGTGATTAACCGTGAAGACGGAACGCACGAGCATAAGCTGGAATCGAATACCGCCGACAAGACAAAAAAGGACGGCGCGCATACTCATGTGCTTTTACGGAAAGACGGTACGGAGTTAATTACTGAGAAGGGCGGCGAACACGAACACGCTCTACTTGTAGAGACCACGGCCTTTGATGGATTGCATGGTCATAAGATCAAAGTAGACGGCGGGACGGTGGAGAGTTTGACGGCTGGGCAATTCATAGAGAGGTTCGGACCTTTCGACGATCAGACTATCCCGCTTATATCCGCAAAGTTTATTACTCAGGACATAGCCAATCACATAATGCAGGCTGTTAATGTTCGCATGGAAGATGCGGAAGTATCTAAATCGGATCAAACGATACTAGCGGCTATGGGCATGACTATTAAAAAGCAGTTCGTTTCTCAGGCCATAATTATATCCAAAGACCTACACGATAATATGAAGGATGCAAGAAATGAGGCTTTGAAGTTCGTTACCGAGGATGAAGGCAAGACGATGAAAGCAGGTGACGAAACACCGACCTCATTTAGATTCAGGATAAGGAGCCCTGATAATTTTAGCAGGTTAAGAACTTTCAAGCCTCCCAAGACAGACGGCATATCTATTGTGGGCGGCGAGCTTAAGGCTGGAGTTGATAAGACTGTTCATCGCCCGGAAGACCAAAAGAAAAAAAGCGACGAGACGGATGAAATAACAGTCCCGATAATAAAAGCTGATAAGGCTAGGCAGATAGTTTATGGGATAGTTCTACAGGCCGATTCTATAGATACACAAGGTGAGTTTATGAAGGCCGATGAGATCGAAAGCACCGCCCATGCTTATATTCAGAAGTCGAGGGTCATAGGGTTAGGTCATACTAAAGTCGCGGATGCTGAATTGATTGAATCGGTCATACTTCATAAAGGTGATTCTTTCTACGGAAACAAGATCGAAAAGACATCATGGGCCATCGGAGTATTTATCAAAGATGCTGCTATATGGAAACAGGTGGAAGATGGCAAGATCAATGCTTTCTCAGTTGGTGGGTTTGGCAAGATAGTTAAGGAAATAAAAGATCAAGCCGCTTGAAGCAAATAATTGACTGGCGAGAAATTAAAACGGCTTAGGGATTCGATGGGGCTATCTCAGGCCAAACTTGCAAGGCTTTCTGAAATCCCTCAAGGGACAATATCCAAGATTGAAAACGGAAGGGCTCATATCTCACAGCTAAAAATAGGATCTGGTAAAAGATTGGCATTTAATTTAGGGATAACTCTTGACGGCTTGACATCTGGAAACGGATCAATAAAAACAGATACAAGATTACAAAATGTTATAAATAATTTTCATGACTTGACGGAAGAAAATAAACTTCAGCTAGAAAGGTTCTCAAGTTTCCTATTGAATTATTCCTGACAGAATAATTTTCTATTCCTTTAATACATAGCTAAAAGCGCGGTTTTTAATTGACAGTAATCTGCCTAATGCGGACACTACAAATAATGACATGGCAGATGAACTCAAGGAACTCGAAACTTTCGAGGTCTCACTTGTACCCAATGGTGCAAACAAAAAGAAATTCATGGTTAGAAAATCCGAAGGGGGTCTAAAGATGGACACCAAACAAATTGAAGAAATATTAAATACGGAAGTTCCTGATGATGACGCGATAGCGTTAGCACTGAAGGAAGCCAAAGTTGAAAAAGCCACTGACAAACAGAAGAGTGTAATCTCTGGCGCTGTCAGGCTTCTTAATTCAATCAAAGAGGGATTCCCAAATCTCGGATCTATTATCAATAGACTCGCTAAGTTGGGCGATCCTAAGCCAGCCGATAAGGGCGGTCACATGGATGAAGATGAGAAGGCCAAACAAATAGAGGATGAGAAGGCCAAACAAATAGAGGATGAGAAAAAGAAAGGTATTAAGAAAGGAGATATTTCTTCGCTATCACCTGAAGCGCAGGCCACTTTTAAGGCAGTAATGAAATCAAATGAGGATCTTTTACAGCGGGTCAACAAAACAGAAGAGAGCAACAAGGCTCTAAAGGACGAAATCGAAACAAAGAAATTCGTCGCTAAAGCTGAAGAGTTGGCCGATCTTGGGATTGAATCCGACAAGCTTGGCCTTATTCTCAAGGAACTTTCAGAGAAGGCCCCGGAAGCATTTGAAAAGCTACGACCAATTCTTGAAGGCGCAAACAAGACTATTAAAAGTTCTGCATTCAAAGAGTTTGGAACTTCTACCAATGGTGGCGGAACAGCTTACGCCAAGATAGAGAAAATAGCCGAAGAAATAGCAAGCAAAAATAACACCATAACTAAAGAGCAGGCTGTGTCTAAGGTCTTAAAAACTGAGGAAGGCATAAAGCTAATGCAAGAATATCGTGACGAAAAAGGAGTGAAATGATGGCAACCGAAGCAATACTACAGGAAATTAGCGTACAGGTTGGAGCCGACCTAAGCACTAATCAGTTTTTCGGAGTAAAAATAAATTCAAGCGGCGTGCTTGTTTTAGCCGGTGCAGGTGAGCAGGCTTTTATTCTTCAAAATAAGCCTGACAATTCAAGGCAAACTACTGGCAACATAGCGATAGGTGGAAAGTCAAAATGCGTTCTTGGTGGCACGGTAGCCGCCGGGGATTTCGCTGCTGTCAATGCAACCGGAAAGTTCATCAAAGCAGTTGCCGCTAATTTGGCTAATGTAGACGCCGCGTCAGTCAGCATTACCGAGCCAGTCAAAGGTTCTCATATTGTCGGACAGTTCACTTCTGGTGGCGCGGCTAATGAGATAGTTGATCTTTTAATTCTTAATCTCGGACTTATCCCTGGAACAGTCCAATAAAATAACGGAGGTATAATAATATGCCACAGCCCACACTATTAGACGTTCATGTAGACCGACCGCTTACAAACATAAGCGTGGCGTTCATGCAGGACCCGAATGACTATGTAGCAACGAAAGTCTTTCCGGTTGTCCCTGTTCAAAAGAAAACCGATAGGATATTTACCTACGATAAAGGCCTATGGTTTAAAAATCAAGCCAAGAAAAGGGCCCCAGGAAAAGAATCTGAAGGAACAGGATTTAACTTAAAGTCAGATCTTATCTATAGCGCGGACGTCTTTGCTCTTCACCAAGACCTAGATTGGGATACGATCGACAATGCTGATGAAGTCATAAAGTTGGAAAGCGACGCATCGCAGTTCCTAATGCAACAGATCATGATTGCACAGGAAGTTGATTGGACAGCCAATTTCTTTTCTGGAAGCATCTGGACAGGTTCAACGACCGGCGCAGATATCATTGTAAGTAATCTTTGGGATACGGCGGCTGGTGATCCGGTTGTTGATATCAGAAAGGAGATCCGAAGCGTTAAAAGGAAAACCGCCCAACGGCCTATGAAGCTTGTTTTATCACGGCCAGCATGGGATGCCATTCAAGACAATCCTAATGTGCTTGACCGTATTGGACGCGGCTCTACAACTGCCTTGCCATCGATTCTTACACGCGCACAGTTCGCGGCACTTTTAGAAATTGATGAAGTGCTTGTTGCTGACGCGGTTCAGAATACGGCTGAGGAAGGCGCAGCCGATAATTTCGATTTCATCGCTGGTAAAAATGCGCTTATTGTTTTTGCAGCTCCAGCCCCATCAAGACTTAAGCCCACTGGTGGATATACATTCAGTTGGGTCGGAAGGCGGGATGCAACTCGGGGTGTTACTACCAGAAGGCTTGAAATGCCTAAGCAAAAAGCCACTAGAATCGAAAACGAAATGGCATGGGATTTCAAACTCATAGAAGCCCAACTTGGAGCTTTCTTTATAGGGGTGGTTAGTTAATGCCAACCGCCTTAGATAAAGAAATTAAGTCAAGGCATAATGTAATTAAGCCTTTCACGTATGGCCAAGGTCAGACGGCCCAAAAAGGTGATGTGCTTAATACTTCTAATTGGTCTGGACTTACGGTTCATCGAATGATGAAACAAGGTTATCTTTTACAGGTTCCTTTAACTACGTCGATAAAAGAAAGCGATCCTTATACTGAACCGACGGCGAAGCCAAAAATAAAAGTGCCAAGTGTCGAAGCGGAAGAGCCGACAGCCGCTAAGAAGGGGTCTTCCAAGAAAAAGAAGGGGGCCTAAGTGGCCTCAGATTTTACATATACTGGAGCTGTAGATACCGATCTTGCAAAGGTACGCCTGATCATAGGTGATGTATCAAAAGACCGGCCTAGACTAGCTGACGCTGAAATTAATTTCTTTCTTGAGAATGAAGGATCTGTCAGGCGTGCCGCCGTCAGATGTGCTGAAAGTATAGCCGCTATATTCGCTTCCAAAGTAGATCAGTCTATAGGGAAGATAAGGATTTCATTCTCTAAGCAGTATGAGCATTTTAAGGAACTTGCCAAGAGGCTAACTAACAATGCTAATCAGGCCGCACTTGCAGGCGCGTTCTCTGGAGGAATTTCAAAGGCCGGTAAAGCAATAGATCAGCAGAACGAAGACTATCCAAAGAACTTTTTTACCAGACGGATTTTTGATACGCAGTCTGTATCGACTACTCCAGGAGATGATTTTGATAATGGCAACTAAAGGAATCATTGATAGAGATTTAGGGCTTAAGAAAATCATACGAGAGCTTAAGAAGTTGGACGGCGCAGAGGTTACTATCGGACTACATGAAGACACAGGGGACTATCCTGGTGGAACACCGGTAAGGGATGTAGGATTTTTCTTAGAGTTTGGAACTATAAAGATGCCTGCTAGATCGTGGCTGAGATCGGTTTTTGATAAGAAAACAAAGAAACTAAACGCCGCAGCGAGGCGTGGATTAAGTGCTATTTATTCAGGCGTAAATACTGCCAAGAGGCTAATTGATGGGCTGGGTAGGGAGTTTGCATCTGATGTAAAAAATAACATAGTAGGAAATAAGGTTCGTCCTAAGACGACCGCCGCAACGCTTGCTAAAAAAGATACTCAGATTACACTGGCAGATACTTTCCGTCTTCATGACGAAGTAAAACACAAGGTCAAGATATGATCGATCTTTTAGAGGCAGTAGGTGAAGAGGTTACTTTCGAGCGAGTTGACGAAAGTAAGCAAAAGTTAGTAGACGGGTTTTATGTAGAGACTACTACGCCAATTAAATTTACACAGTTGGTATCTATTCAGCCAAGAAGTGGAGTTGATTTAGAGCCAGAAGAGAGAGGGGAACGCGAAAGGATAGAGCTTGATGTGTTTGGATTAAATCCGGCTTTACTCATTCATGACAGATTCAAATACCTTGGAAAGCTCCATGAGATAACCAATGTTCAACCGTGGCCGGGACATTTCGAAGCTATCGCAGTAGAGAAGGAAATCTAATGTCAAGCACTGATACGCAAGTAAGCACTCCATTGCAGCGCAATATAAGGCGCATAATTAGAGCGATAGTTGAACCTGATAAACCAGAGAATGAATCTAGGGTTGTATGGGCTAACCAGAATCTAAGGGAAAAGAAAACTCCTAAGATTAAAATTCTCAAAGATTTTCTAGTTACCTTACAGATCATATCCAAGCCTTCACGTGTAGGGTTTCCTAATCAGGAAGTTATAGGCACAAGCCCGAATGAGAAACTAGAGCACACTATGAATACGATCATGACTTTATCAGTGTCGGTTTATTCTAAGCCTGAAAGCCCGAAGGCCGAGGAAATAGCCGATCAAATACAGTCAGACATTCATTTAGAGAGAGTTCAAGTGCTTATGCGCGCTGCTAAATTATCTTTATCGACTACTGAGGCTGTGAGTGATGAGCCGTTTACTGAGGAAGACCAATGGGTTGCTAGATCGGTAGTGGACATAATTTTATTAGGCAATAAGAAGGCGAGCGAAGACATCGACATTATAGAAACGACAACCGTAAAAACTACAATTGACGGCGTTGAACAAACGCCGGTGCTGATTATACCGCCGGATGGAGGCCCATAATGGCTAAATTAGAAGATTTTGTAACTATTACTATTACCTCGGATACGAAGGAGGTATCTAGAAAGAACTTCGATACTATTCTTTTTATTCCTGATGCTTTGACCGCTCCGTTTTCTACAGCTACTAAATTGTATGCATCGATAACCGAGGTAGCTGTTGACTTCGCGTCCACTACTAAAGAATTCAAGTGGGCTAATTCTGTTTTCTCGCAAGACCCTAGACCGAAAGAGATCAAGATAGCAAATCGGAACGTGACTGAGACAGTAACTATTGTATTTAATCGTGTTGAGGATGAAGACCCGGACTGGGGCATACTTAACGAAGGCGGCCATACTCAAGCTGATATCGAATCTTTAGCAGCCTTAATACAACCCAAAGATAAAATTTTCGTAGCGTCTTCGAGTGATGCTGGGATTAAAGATCCGGCAAGTATTATCGACGTCGCGTTTAATCTACAGACTTCAGCATTTTCTAATACGGGGTTGTTATTTCACCAAGATCCTAACAATCAATTTCCAGAGGGAGCATGGGCCGGTAATATTGTAGCCCTTGGGGACCCTGGAACCGCCACATGGGCCTTTAAGACCTTAGCTGGTATAACACCTACAACCATTACGGGAGCTGAGAGGTCGGCGATTCTAGATAAGAATGCGTCTGTTTACGAAACCACAGCCGGTATAAATCACACCTTCGATGGCAAGGTAGCAAGCGGAACTTTCTTTGATGTCCGTAGGGCTATCTTCTTTATCCGGGCTAGATTAGCAGAGGATATATTCCAGGCTCTGGCCAATACTGCGAAGATCGCATTTACCCAAGGTGGGATTTCGATCATCGAAGGTATAGTAAGAAACAGACTTAATCTGTTTGTAGAGAGTGGATTACTTGCAGCCGATCCGGCCGTGGTAGTCACCGTGCCTGCAATCAAAGACGTTCCACAGGCAGATAAACTTTCCAGAACGCTTAATAACGTAGAATTCAGCGCCACTCTTGCGGGCGCAATCCATAACGTCAATATCAAAGGCTTCGTTTCCGTTTAGGAGGTAACAAATGGCGACATTCGTATATGATGCAAAACAGGTTGATATAATCATTGTTAGAATTAGTGATGGCCAGTCACTCAGAATATCAGGATATGAAGACGGCGAGTTTATATCGGTCGTTATGGATGAGGATGATATGATTATGAGAAAAGGAAGCGATAACACCACTTCAGTAGCAGCTTCAAATAACAGTGCAGCAACAGTAACGCTTACATTGCAAGAGACATCGGATTCAAACAATTTCCTCTACACCCTAAGAAATTTAAATTTAATTACGCTAGGCTTGGGGTTTTTCTCGTTTAATATGAAATGCACAACTACAGGAGAATTATTTACCGCTGGTGAAATGTGGATTATGAAACCGCCTGACTCGCCAAAGGCTAGAGAAGTATCTCCTAGGGCATGGCCGTTCCAAACTGGGAATATGGCTATGGGTAAACTAGAGGTAGCACCAGTATTTTAATATGAGAACTCAGGAAAACGGTACGCCTTTTGAAAAGGTTATATGCGGGAACGACTATAATACTTTTCTTCTTTCAGGAACTAAAGGAACTGAGATACTTCTTAAGATATCAAAAATGTATATCCCAACTATAGGTGTCGTGCTTGATGAGATCGGAGATCCAAAAAATAAAAAAAGCAAGAGTTTAGAGGACATGGAAATCAATATATCTGATGTAGCTAATAAGCTAGTTCAAGGATTTGATGTAAAAGAAAATCTTCAGATGATTAAGGATATGGTCATACCATGCACGAGAAATGGTAAGCCGGTAGATTATGACTTTGATTTCAGGGGCCAATACAATGAGCTTATAGATGTTCTTATGTGGGTTATAAAAATAAACTTCGGGGATTTTTTTTTAAGTTTATTCAAGGAAAAACTTACCAGCCGATTGAAAGAGGCGAAGAAAGCAGCGTCAGAATCCCAGGCCACTTAAGGGACAAGCAACTATGCGCCGTTTTGATTCACAACAAAATAGCAACACTCCAAGAGATAGAAACCCATTGGTCAACTTCAGACGTCATGGAACATACGGAATGGTACAATATCAGGCAGGATATGGAATACCTGGATTATAAAAAGATGGCGGCTAAAACCTGATGGCTGTCGTAAGAGAACTTGTAACCAAGCTGGAGTTCAAAGCAAACCTTAGACCGATTGATAGAACACTCGCTAAGGTTAAAAGGCTAAAAGCCGCGTTTAGTAAATTTCTTCTTGGCCCGGCTGGGGTTATTGGAGCGATATTTACGGGTGCAGGGTTAGCTGTATTTGGATTTGTAAACTCCGTTGCTGGCGCTCTAGATAAAACAGCCAAACTTGCGAAATCGTTATCTATAAACGCTCAGTTTTTACAAGAACTTGCATTCGCAGCCGATCTGTCCGGAGTATCTCAAGACCAATTAGGAACGGCCATACTTAAACTTTCAAGAAGTATGAAAGAGGCGGGTGACGATGTAACAACATACACAGATATATTTGATGATGACTTAAAGGTGGCCGTTAAGGATGCGAATGGTGAGCTTAAAACAGTGGAAGAA